GCGTGCTGCTGGCAGGCCACTCCTCGGCGCTCACCTTCGCCGCCCAGATCACCAAGACCGAGAGCCTGCAGAACCCGAACGACTTCGGGCAGCTGGTCCGCGGCCTGAACGTCTACGGCAAGAAGATGATCAAGCCCGAGGCGTGGGTCACGGCGCTGGTCCAGAAGTAGGGTCGGTCCTCTGCTGGACAGGGACGCCGGGCAGGCCGACAACGGCCCGGCGCTCTGTCTTGTGAGACCCCCATGGCCGTCACCGCACAGACCATCCTTACCCGGGTCCGCACGCAGCTGATCGACGAACTGCCGACCCAGCGGTGGAGCGACGATGAGCTTCTCCGCTGGCTGTCTGACGGTCAGCGGACCCTGGTGGCGATGGACCCCTCGCTCGGCAACGTGACCGACGCCCAGCCGCTTGTGGCGGGCACCCAGCAGCATCTCCCGGACGGGGCGTTCTTCCTGCTCGACATCCAGCGGAACCTGGGGATGGACGGCCTGACCCCGGGACGCGTGATCACCGTGGTCTCCCGCGAGAACCTCGACCGGGTCGACCCCAACTGGCACGCGTCGCTCAGGTCGCAGGTGACGCTGCACTTCATCTACGACCCGAAGCAGCCGCTGATCTACTACGTCTACCCGCCCTCGATCGGGGGCAACTTCGTTGACCTCAGCCGCGCGATCAGCCCGCCCGACTTCACCGCGATGACGGACGTCATGTTCGTCGAGGACCTCTACCAGACGGCGCTGTTCGACTACGTGATGTTCCGCGCTCACCAGAAGGACACCGACTACAGCGCCGGCAACGATAAGGCGCAGGCGTACCTCGGCCTGTTCCAAATCTTCGGCCAGACCCACGAGGCCGCGAAGCTGGACGTCAGCCCGAACAAGGAGCTTGGGCCGGCGACGCTCACCGACAAGGGAGCCGCCGCGTGACCGCGATCTTCGACCTCACTCCGCTGATCATGCCCTTCGTGCGCGACTGCGCCACGCCGGCGGCGATCGTGGCCGCGCGCTTCGCCTGCATCGAGTTCTACAAGAACACGCTGTGGCAACAGGAGGAGCTTGAGCCGATCGACCTCGTGGCCGGGCAGGCCACCTATCCGGTCGACACCATGCCCAACACCGTGCCGTCGGCGGTGATGAGGGTGAAGATCGACGGGATCGCCAAGCCCTTGGAATTCGTCACCAAGGACAAGCTCGACCAGCTGTACCGCTATACGGACTGGACCACCCTGGTGGGCAACCCGCGCTACGTCACCCAGATCGTCACCGACCAGATCATCCTCGTGCCCGCGCCGGACGACGTCATCGCCCAGCCCAAGGCCATGAAGCTGCTGGTCGCCACCCAGCCGACGCCGGACGCCGACGAGATCGACGACGAGGTGTTCAACTACTACGCCGAGCCCCTGGCCTATGGGGCTCGAGCCCGGCTCTACGAGACCGCCGGCCAGCCCTACTACGACCCGGCCAGCGCGCCGTTCTGTTGGACCAAGTTCTACGCCGGGGTCAGCGAGGCCAAGGCGCGGCGGATGCGCGAGCACACGCGGGCTGTGCAGACCGTTCAGATGAGGCCGTGGGTATGAGCACGGCGCGCATCAAGCTGGTGGTCGGTGACACCCGCCCGCAGATTTATGTCCAGCTAAAACAGCCGGGCAATCCGCTCGACATCCCGCTCGACGTCTCGACCGCGCAGACCGTGCGCCTGAAGTTCAAGGTGTGGGGCGGGGACACGGTGCTGTTCACCTTGGAAGGTGAGCCGCAACCGGGGACCTTGGAGGCCGACCTGCAGACGCCGGACCTGACGCAGTACCCGGTCAAGGGCAGCGGCGGCCGCGTGATGTTTCCCTTCCTGCAGGGGCAGCTGGACATCGCGCCCGGCCGCTACCGCGGCGAGATCGAAGCCACCTTCGGACCCAACAACATTTTCACCGCCTTCGCGCCTTTGGAGTTTGAACTGCGTGAGGACTTCTGATGTCGGACCGTGGGAGCGTCATCACCGCGGTCCGTGACGTCGCGCTGAAGTGGGACGCCTGGATCGACTACAAGGCACCCCCTCGGCATGCTGACCAGCTTGTGGTCTTCGACGACTTCGTGCCGCAGGTGATCTACGACCGAACTGCCGATGATGCGGTGACGGTGACCGACACCATCAGCACGATGCTGGTGTTCAACGCCGTCCTCGCCGACAGCGTGACCGTGGTTGACGCGCTCAGCAGGACAGCGATCTTCGGTCAGAGCTTCGCCGACAACGTCGCGATGGACGACAATCTGACGGCGGGGCTGGACCGCCTGCTGGCCTTGACCTTGTCGGACGCCATCGTGATGGCGGATGCACTTTCCGCTGCCGGCGGCCCCGTGCTTACGCTTGGTGATGTGGTGAGCATGAGTGACGCCGGGGTGGTCAACCACTATGACTACGCCGGGTTGGACTACTTCCTGACCCCGTTCGATTACGTCGGCGAGACGAGGGTCTTCTGATGGCTGTGATCGTTACCCGCGCCGGGAAGGGCAGCCCGCTCACCAACGCCGAGGTGGACCAGAACTTCCTGAACCTCAATGCGGCGGTGGTTGCGGCCCCCGGCGACGTGGTCGGTCCGGCCGGTGCGACCGATAACTTCCTTGTCCGCTTCGACGGCGTGACCGGGAAGCTGTTGCAGAGTTCGTCGTGGCAGATCAGCGACCCTGGCCATCTGCTCCCAGGTGCGGCGGGCACGCTTGACATCGGGAGTACGGCCGTCCGGGTTCACACCCTTTTCGGCACGACCGGTGACTTCAGCAGTCAGGTCAATTCGGGTCGGCTGAACTTGAACCTGACCGGCCAAGCGCCACGCACGCCTATCGACGGCGCGACCATGATGCAAATCGATAGCGGTGCTGGCACGCGGCTCGAATTCAACGTCTTCGGGGGCGGGGTCTCCTATATCTCGACCCGCCACTCGCGCGGTCCGCCCGGTGCGCCGACCGCGTCGGTGAGCGGCGACTGGATGGCGTCATGGGGCGCTCGTGGATATGGCGCGACCGGCTACGCCGTTGGCGAGGCCGCAACCATCGTCGCCCGGGCAAGCGAGACTTGGACCGACACCGCGCAAGGGACCGACATCGTCGTCGGCGTGACGCCGATCGGCCAGACCACGATCAGTTGGAATTGGGTGTTCCAGGGCGCAGGTCAGCTAGAGCCCTTCTACGACAACCTCGTCGATATCGGGTCAGCCGGGCGGCGGGTCCGCAACGTGGTGGCGTTCCAGGGGGTGTTCAGCGGGCCGGTGACTGCCGGGCTCAACAGCAAAATTATGCTGACCGGCAGCGCGTTGAACTCGATCCTCTATTTCGACACCACACCGGCGGTGAACGCGGCGCTGCTCTACGACAAGGGCCTCAATCAGTTCCAGTTCTTCGGCCCTACCGCGACGCTCAAGATCGACGGGGCCACCGGCACACTCAGGACGCCTGGATCAGTCGCGGCGAATGCCCTCGCTGCCGGGCCGAGCGGCATGATGCAGATCGCCGGGACGGCAGGCGTCAACTCGGTCATCTACTTCGACGCTGTTACAGCCGGGAAGCCTGCGTACTTCACCTACAATTTCCCCGGCAATACGCTCGACCTCGTCCTGGCCAGTATCCACGTCGCCGCGTTCAACCCGGCGGACCAGTCCCTTACCGTCGACGGCACCATTCGGGCTCTCAACGTAACCGCAACGGCTGCGGGAAGTGGCTCGGCAGTCCTCAATCCGGGCGGCACTCTCAACAGCGGGTATCTGGCGTTTTTTGATCCTACGAATACTCGCGTCGGCTACATCGGCTTCGGAGATACTGCCACCAAGACCCTCAACTTCGCCGCCGAGGCAGGCTACGCCTACAGGTTCGGCTCAGGCTTCTCGACCGCTGGCGAGATCACCTTCGGCGCGTCGTTCGACTTGGTCGAGCCTCGCGGTCGCTATTGGAACCGACCCGCGCCCTCCACTAGCTTCACCTTGGACCTGAACTATGCAGGTGCGCTGGGCGTGTGTGTGAGCGCGACCCCGACGACCATCACCATCCCGCCGCAATCGGCGGTCCCCTGGAAATCCTGGACCCGCATGGACTTCGTCCAGTACGGGGCCGGGCAGGTCACATTCGCGCCCGGTGCCGGGGTGACGCTCAACGCCACTGGCGGCAAGCGGAAGACGACCGGGCCGCTTTCGGCGGTGTCGCTGATCCAGATCAACCCCGACGAATGGCTGCTGATCGGGGACCTCGCCCTGTGAAGCCGCTCGGAATAATCACCGCCACTGCGGTCGTGTTCGCCTTCTCCATCACCCCGGCGGTCGCGGGCAAGACGACGTGGAACCTCGTCACCGACGGCCCGCTGAACCTGACTGCGGCGGGCCAGTGGACCATCGTTCCGGTCTCGACCATCGTCGTCCACGCGAAAGCCTGGGGTGCGTCCGGTGCGGCCGGTCCGCTTGGCGGGTGCTGGACGTATGGCGCAGGCGCAATCACGGGCGATGTGACGCTGCAGGCAGGTCAGTCCTACGTGCTGACAGTCGGCAGCGGCGGCAAGTACAACAGCAACGTCGCCGGGATTGGTGGGACCAGCAGTCCTGCGATCGGCGCTACCGGTACCGGTGGGGGCGGCGGCGGCTTCACCGGGATCACGCTTGGCGCGTCGGACATCTTCATCGCGGGGGCCAGCGGTGGCGCGGGCTACGGCGGCAAGGGGGGTGCGGGGGGCGGCACGACCGGCGGCGTTGGTGAGGATTACGCCTCGAACGGCTCGAACGGTTCTGGCGGTACGCCGACAGCTGGTGGGGCTCCCGGCTCCAACAACACCGGTGCGGGCAATCAGCCCGGTGCGGCGCGTCAGGGCGGCAACGCGGGTGGCGCGTACTCGGGCGGCGGTGGCGGCTCAGGGCATTTCGGCGGTGGCGGTGGCGGCTATGCGAGTGGAGCCCCGGGTGCCGGCGGCGGCGGCGGCGGGTCATCCTACGCCAACCCGACGGCCTGTCCGTCTCCCAGCCATTTCGCCGGATCGACTGCGGTCCCGTACTATCCCGGCAATTCCGGCGACCCCAACTGGAACGCCGTGGCGGGTAAGGGCGCGCAGGCGGTCAACGGCAACGGCGCAGACGGCCAGCTGCGGCTCGCCTAGACCTGCTTATGTTGCACCTCACCCCCCCAACAGGTAGCGTCCGACCGCGACGCGGGAGATCAGCCCATGTTCGATGAAGCCCTCGCGATTACCGGCCGCGTGACGCTGGAACTGCTCGACGAGCACGGTCGTCTCAAGGACTTCCGGGAGATCGAGAACCTCGTCACCAACACCGGCAAGGCGGCCATCGCCGGGCGCATGGTGAACCCGGCTGTCGCCACGCACATGACCCACATGGCGGTCGGGTCCGGCTCGACAGCCCCAGCGGCGAGCGACGTCGCGCTGGCTGCGGAAATCGTGCGCGTCGCGCTGGCCACGGCCGGTGGGACGCTGGCGGGGGCTGTGGTCACCTACGCGGCGACGTTCGCCCCGGGCATCGGCACCGGCGCGCTGCAGGAGGCGGGCATCTTCAACGCCCCGTCAGGGGTGTCGATGCAGAACCGCACCACCTTCGCCGTCATCAACAAGGCGGCCGGTGACACGCTCAATGTGACGTGGACCGTCACGGTCGGGTAGGCCATGCCGGGACCCCTGTTCTCCAACAATGCGTCCGGCGCGCTGGCGGGCAACTACACCGCTGCGGCGACCGTGATCAGCTTGAATACCGGACAGGGCGCACCCTTCCCCCAGCCGACCGGCGGCGACTGGTTCATGGCGACCATCACCAACGCCGCGAACGCGATCGAGATCGTCAAGGTGACCCAGCGGTCCATCGACACGTTCACCGTGGTGCGGGGGCAGGAGGGCACCGCGGCGCGGGCGCTGGCGCTTGGCGACAAGATCGAGAACCGCCTGACCGCCGGCGACCTGATGGCGCTGCGGAATACCCCGATCGACCCCTCGACCCTGCCGGTCAACTCCATCGACGCCAAGGTGCTGATCCCGCTGTCGATCACCCAGGGCAAGATTTTCGACGGCGCGATCGTAACGTCGAAGCTGATCGACGGCGCGGTTACGCCGGGCAAGATGGCGGCGGGCGCGGCGCTCACGAACCTAGGCTACACGCCGGTCCGCCAAGGCGGCGGCGTGGGGCAGCTGACGGATACCGTCTTCCTGGGCTGGACCAACGCAGGGAAGCTGGCGCTCACGGTCGACGCTACCGACCTCGGCTACATCCTGACCGAACGCCAGGACGGCAGCGCAGGCTCCGGCGGCTACCGCGGCATGCCGCCGAACTATCAGGACAACAACTACATCATCGGGATTTCCGACGTCGGTCGGACGGTGGTCCACTCCTCAGGGCTGCACACGTACACGATGCCCGGCGACACCACGACGATCGACCCAGGCGGCCTCGTTCAAATCCTCAACAGGGTTGGCGCAGGCGCGCTCACCATCGCCCCCGGGGGAGGTGGGTCGCAGTTGATCTGGCTCCCGACCGGCGCGACCGGCGCACGCACCCTGAACGCGCCCGGCGTCGCCACGCTGCAAAAGGCTGACGCGGGCATCTGGTACGTCTACGGCGCGGGGCTGTCGTGACCGGCGCGGCGATGGCCGCAGCGGGCGCGTCTTCGGTCACCTCGCAGTCGGTGGCCGCGATGAGTGTCGTCATCGCGCCGAACCCCTGCACCGGCACCTACAACTCGAGCGTTGGCGACTACGTGGTCACCAGCCAAGCCGTCGCCAACGTGACCGGCGGCACCCCGCCCTACCGCTACCAGTGGGCGTACGTCTCGGGGTTCAGCGGCTATGGCGTGACCGACCTCACCCAGCGGCAGGTCAGCTGGTCGCAGAATGGACCGAACGACCACCTCACCACCTTCATGGTCACGGTCACCGACGCGCAGAACAAAGTCGCCACCGCTCAGGTCACCGTCCACTTCAACCCGGGCGGGGGTGACCTCGCGGGTGGGGGCGGCAGCGGTGGCGGTGGCGCAGCGCCGAGCGTCACCATCGCGCCCAACCCCTGCGTGGGCTACTACGACAGCCGCGTCGGCGACTACGTCATCACGCAGCATGCGGTCGCCACCCCCAGCGGCGGGACACCGCCCTACCGCTACCAGTGGGACTACGTCTCGGGCTTCACCCTCTACGGCGTGACCGACCGCACCCAGCCCGAAATTTGGTGGTCGCAGAACGGGCCGAACGACCACGTCACCACCTTCATGGTCACGGTCACCGACGCCAACAACAAGACCGGGACGGCCCAGGTCACCGTCCACTTCAACCCGGGCGGCCTCGACGCCGCCAGCGGCGGGGGCAGCGGGGGCACCCCAGGTCCTGCCCCGACCGTCACGGTCACCCCGCCGACCATCACCTCCCACAAGCCGGGCGGCGGCACGTCGACGTTCACCTTCTCCTCGACCGTCAGCGGCGGCACCGGGCCGTATCAGTACTTGTGGGATGAGGGCGATGGGTCCCGCACCGGGCCGACGGTCACCTTCTCCAAGCACGCCCCGGCTGACGACGAGATCGACGGCGTGGTCACCCTGACTGTCAGGGACGCCACAGGCGCGGTAGGAACAGCAACCGGGCAATGGTTCGCCCTAGGCTTCTAACGGAGGAGACCCCCATGGATTTCGCAGAAGCCCTTGAGAAGATCGAAGGCGCATCCTCGGTCGGCGGCCAGCTGATCGTGGTCCGCGGCGGCCAGCATGTCCTTGTGGGCAAGCAGGTCCAAGGCGTGCTGATCGTCGAGGACAACGACGATGCCCGCGCTGTCGCGGCCGAGGCCGGCATCGTGGTCGAGAAGGAGGGTGACGAGGCCGAGCCGAAAACCCATCAGGTCCACCTCGACGACAAGGTCGAGATCAAGGACAAGGTCGGCCGGAAGTAGACCATGGCCGCCATCCGCCTCCTGGCCTTCGACGGCCTGATGCCGCGGATGTCACCTACGCTGCTCGACCAGACGATGGCGCAGGTGGCGTCCAACGTGAAGCTCTACAGTAAGGAGCTTCGCTTTTGGCGCGGGCCGGTGCTGACCCACTCGCCGCCGCAGGCCAACTACCAGACGCTCTACCGGCTATTCGACAGCCTCGGCGGCAGCGTCTTCCTGCTGTGGCTGAACGAGGTGGATGTGGCTCCCAGCCCGGTGGCCGACACCGGCGAGAGCCGCATCTACTACACCGGCGACGGGCCGCCGAAGAAGACCAACTTCGCCATGGCGACCAGTGGGGCGGAGCCCTACCCGAGCGCGTCGATGCCGATGGGCGTGGCCGCCCCGACCGTGGCTCCGGTCCTGGCGGTGAACGTCCACGGCACTGGCACGATAGAGACGCGTGCCTACGTCTACACCTGGGTGTCGACCTTCGGGACGATCAAGGCCGAGAGCGCGCCGTCACCCGCGTCGTCGATCGACGTCGAGCCGGACGGGTCCACCGTCACGGTGACGATCCCTGCCACGGCCCCGGACCCGGCCTACAACATCACCTCATGGCGCGTCTATCGCACGGTCGTCGGCGCGACCACGGTCGGCTACGAGTTCGTCGACGAGGTGGTGATCGCGCAGAAGGTCTACGCCGACACCAAGACTGTCGCCCAGCTGGGCGAGGTGATCGGCACGATCGGCTGGGTCCCGCCGCCCGACACCTTGCTCGGGTTGGTTGGCCTGCCGGGCGGGGCGCTGGCCGGGTTCGTCGGCAACACGGTCTACTTCTCCGAGCCCTACCATCCGCACGCATGGCCGCTGATCTACGCCATCACCATCCCCTCGCTGCGCGTGGTCGGCCTCGCCACCTCAGGGTCGGACGTGGTGGTGATGACCGACACCCAGCCGTACATCATCCACGGCGGCGACCCCGGCAACATGTACGTCGAGAAGGTCCCGCTGATGGAGCCGTGCGTGGCCAAACGCACGATCGCCTCCGACGAGGACGGCGTGGTCTACGCTAGCCCCAACGGGCTGATCTCGATCTCCCCGGCCGGGCGCGGCGTGGTTACCACCAACCTGTTCACCGCCGACGAGTGGCGGCCGCTGGTCCCGCAGACCATGAAGGCCGCGGTCATGCAGGGGCGCTACTTCGGGGTGTTCCCCAACGAGGACCCGACGCGCGCCCTGTTGCTGAGCCGCACCGATCCGCCGGCGCTCAGCTACATGAACCTGCCCGCCACCGCGCTGCACGTCGACGCCCGCAACGGGGTCATGTTCTACGTCCACGACAGTTCCATCGCGGCGAACTTCGGCAAGATTTTCCAGCTGGACGCCGACGAGGTGACCCCGCTGAACTACACATGGCGGTCCAAGCGGTTCTTCGTCGAGAAGGCGGTGACGTTCAGCCTCATGCGCCTCGACGCTGACTACGGTCAGGTGGTGGACGAGGCGGCGAACTTGGCTCAGGCCAAGATCGTCAACGACCACAACACCGCAGCCTATCCGAACCCGCTGCAGGGCGCGTTCAACGAGGTGCCGCTCAACACCTGGGAGATCAACGGCAGCACGCTGTGGAACCCGCCGCACGCCGGGAGCGCACGCAGCGTGCAGGTGGTGGTTCACGGCGATGGCGAGGAGGCCGTGGTCAACCTGCAGCCGACAAGCCTGAACCCTATCCGCGTGCCGCCTTTCAAGTGCCGCGAGCTTGAGTTCACGATCATGGGCAATATCAATGTCCGCTCCCTCCACTTCGCGACGACGATGGAGGAGCTTCTCGCCTCATGATCGTGGCGCTTCCCGACGTCCCGACCCTGCAGAACCCGGGCCTCTACGAGCTTCTGCTGGCCATGCGGAAGCAGATGGTGGACATCGGCACGCAGATTGACGCCGGGGCGGCTGGCGGGACGGGGACCGGCGGCAGCAATGTGCCTGGACCACGCGGCCCCGCAGGGCCTGCAGGACCGACCGGAGCGACCGGCCCTGCCGGACCTACCGGCGCGACCGGCGCGCTGGGTCCACAAGGCCCTCCGGGGCCGCAAGGCCCACCTGGGACCGGAGGGACGGGTGGCGGGGCGCGCGACCCCAAGAGCTTCGTGCTTGACTACAGCGGTGTGGGTGACGGCGGGACGCCCAACGACGCCGCATTCACCGCCTACCTGAACGACGTCGCGACCAAGAACGTCTACATCGCGCCCGGCGACTACGTCACCTCGTTCGACAAGTCCGCGCTGACCAAGCACCTAGAGGGGCGCGGCGTCATCCTCGCCTCGACCACGGCGGCGGTGCCGGCGAAGTTCGGCTACATGGCCGCCAAGCCCTCGACCTGGGCGGTGCAGGGCGATCTCGGCTGGTTCCGCGGCGACCAGTGGTTCACCGATGGCGGCGAGTGGAAGGTGATCGGTGCGGGCGTCCGCACCTACGACCTGACCCAGCGGTATTTCGAGAGCAACGTCATCCCGCATCACCACTGGCTGGACGTGGAGAGCGGCAACTCGGGCATCGCCGGGTACTGCACCGGCGGGGCCGCGGCGAACTACGTCTTCATGGACGCCGTCGGCTCCCAGGAGTGGGTCGGCAAACAGTGTTATATCCGCCAGGGGTTCGGTGGCGCGGTGCTGGCTGGGCCGCTGACCGTGCAGTCGGTCGGCGGGAGCCAAGTCTTCTTCACCGCCAATCACGGCCTGAACGTCTCGTGGAACCCGCCGGCCTCCGCGCCCAGCCTGCAGTTCGCGCCCCGATCCTGGGCGGGCGTGCGCTATGTCCGGGTTCGCGCCCGGGCCGGCGGCGACATCTACGGCGACCTCGTCCGCGTGCAGATCGAGTACAACCCGAAGCCCACCGAGCTCAGCCACGTCTTCAACACCATGACGGGTGCGCAGTACGGGGGTTCGGTCGATTTCAAGGCGGGCACCAGCGGCACCTACTGCACAGGATGGGAGAGCCAGTACAATGCGCTCGCGGCGGACGGCTCTCCTGACGTCTGCGTCCGCGTCCGCGTCGACAGCTTGGTGCGCGACAACGACCGCTCCGACCGCGGCGGCCGCTCGTGGACCGGCAACTACATGGCCTCGACCGGCCTACGGCCTTCTGACAGCGCCAATGTCGTGGTTGGGTTCTGGCGTCGCGCTTTCGACACCGTCGGTGCGACCCTCATGGAGGGTTCGTACCTGACGGCGGCGGCCAACGCCGGGGCCACGAGCATTCAGGTGAAGTGGCCGGCCGGCGCGCGTGTCGGCCACCCGCTCACGGTCAAGGGCGGCTACAACGGCACCATCCAGGCGGTCAGCGGCAACACCATCTCCATCAGCCCGGGCCTCGACAAGGCATACCCCGTCGACACCATCGTCGACTTCCCGGACGGCGGCGTGGCCCTGCACATGGCCGTCAACCAGTGGATCAACTTCGACGGCAAGCAGACTGTCGCCGGCCGCAGCGGCGACCCCTACGGCATGTTCCCCACTGGCTGGGGCAACGAGACCGGGGTTATCTGGGTGGGCGCGGAGGCCGACGGAGCGACCAACGCACTGGCCTTCTACAACGGCACGACGCGGTTTCGAGTGCGCGCGTTGGGCGTGAACTGCAATGTGGATTTCCTGGGCGCAGGGACTATCCAGGCAGGCAAGGACTTGCTGACCGGGTCGTCCACGACTAACCCAAACTTCGCCGGCTCCGTTGTCTTCGGCTTGGGTCTCGGCAATTACATCGCCTTCAACAACGCCACAGGGAAGTACGAGTTCTATGTCGGAAATGCCAAGGTCTTCTCCATCCCCTGACCAAGGGGCGATGATGCGGGAGGCGGTCGAACGCCAGATCGGAATGCTCACATGTCAGGTGATCGACCTGAACGTCCGGCTGATGGTGGCGCAGCAGGAGATGGGTCTGCAGTCGCAAGCCATCGTCGAAAGAGACGCCGAAATCGCGCTGCTCAAGGCCAACGCCAAGGAGGCGTGACCTGGGAAGTCGTGGCCGATGCGGATGCCGGCTACGCCTTCATCACCCAGCACTACGACATCGGCCGCACGCAGCAGTTCCGCGCCATCTGCCAGAAGAAGAACGGGGTGATCGTGGCTGCCGTGGGCTACGACGAGTGCAACGGCTCGAACATCTTCTGCCACATCGCCTCGGACGGGTCGAAGCGGTGGATGACGCGCTGGTATCTGCACGAGATTTTCAAGTTCCCCTTCCGCACGATCGGCTGCGAACGCATCACCTTGTGGGTCGACGCGACCAACTACGCCAGCCTTGGGTTCGTGACGAACCTTGGGTTCAAGCGCGAGGCGGTGTTAGAGAGGGCGGGTCGTGAAGGCCACGACGTGATCATCTTGCGGATGTTCAGGCGGGAGTGCCGCTATGCGTGACCGCTACTACTCCAAGAAGGACGCCAAGGGCGCATTCGATCCGCAGGTCGGCGCGGCGGCCCAGGCGCAGACCGCCCTAGCCCAGCACACCCAGGACTGGAACGAGAAGTTCTACAACGAACAGGTCGCGCCGGTCCTGCAGCAGATGACCAAGGAGAGCGAGGTCAACCTCGGTCGCCAAGGCGAACTGTTCGACCTGAACATGGCCCAGGCCAAGCAGGCCGCGGACCGCTACAACACCCTCGGCATCCCTGCCGAGGATGCCTACTACAAGATGGTCAAGGACTACTCCGCGCCTGATGAGCAGGAGCGGCAGGCGCGGGCGGCGCTGGGTGACGTGCGCACGGCGGCGGCCAGTCAGCAGCAGCAGATGCAGCGCCGGTTCTCCGGTCTCGGCATTGACCCCACCAGCCCGGCCGCGCTGTCGGCGCAGAGCGACATCGCCGTTCAGCAGGCCGCGACTGAAGCCGGCGCGGCGACGCGCGCCCGCGAGGCGGCCAAGACCTTGGGCATGCAGCTGACCGGCGACGCCGCCAACTTCGGGCGCGGCGGCCAGTCCGGCATCCTGGGGTTCGGCAACGCCGCCGGCGGGGCGGCGAGCGCGGCAGCGAGCGGGGCGGCGACGGCGGCGGGCGTCGCGCCCGGCGGCGCGGCCAATGTGAACGCGGGTCTCGGGCTGGCGCAGAAGGCGTACGGCTCCAACCTCGACGCCTACACCACGCTCAACAAGTCCTCGATGGATCAGACCAGCGCCGCCTACCAGGGTCTGGGTCAGGCGGTCGGCGGGGCGGCGTCGGCGATCAAGTGGTCGGATCGGGAGCTCAAGACGCACACCAAGAAGATCGCCACCCTGGCGCATGGCATCGGGCTGTGGCTGTTCAACTACATCTGGGATGCGCACGACGCGCCGCTGCGCTGCGGATACATGGCTGACGAGGTTGAGCCGATCTTCCCGGGAGCGGTCTTCACCGGGCCGGGCGGATACAAGCAGCTTGACTATAGCAAGGTGCTGGTCTGATGGGCATTGGACTTGGGCTGTTCGCCGGCGGCGTGGCCAAGGGCTATCAGGAGTTCGAGGAGCTCAAGAACAAGCGCGCCGCGGCCGACGCCCAACGTGTCGAGGCGCAGATCAAGAAGAAGGCGCTGGATGATCAGCTGACGGAACAGCAGATCACCAAGTCCGCCCCGCAGATCGGGGCCAAGGTGATCGGGCTGGGCGGCGTCGACAGCTACTACACGCCGCAGCGAAGCGCCGCGATCGACGCGGGCGTGGCACAGGCCGAAGCCCCGCCGCCCGACACCAGCATCATGAGCAGGCTGGCCCCCGTCCTGCGCTCGGGCATGGCCCGGCTCACAGGGGCGTCGACCGGGGTCGGCGTGCCTCCGGCCCCGTTGGGCGTGGACACGACGGCCCTGGCGACAGGTGCGCCTCCGGCCGCCACGCCGACAGCGCCCGGTTCAACCGCCGTCACCCCGGCCACCGTTGCGCCCGCCGCGCCGGCGACAGCTGCCCCGGCCGCGCCCGGCCTGCTGCCGGGACTGCCGGCCAGTGCGACGCCGGCTGAAGCTGCCGACGTGGCCAAGGGTGCGGCGGCGGCGCAGGCCCTGCAGGCGCAGGGCGGCCCGACGCGGGCCGCCGACGAGATCGACCGTCAGCGGTATCTGGCCAAGGCGTTTCAGGACAAGGGCATGCCTCAACAGGCCGACGCCGCCTGGAAGAAGTACCTGTCGCTGACCCTCGACCGGAACATGTCCTCGATGGATTGGGCGAAGCCCGAGGACATGAGCAACATGATCTCGCGCATGTCCGGCCACCCGGTGCTGATCACGCCGAACAAGGACAACCCGGGCAACTTCGACGTGAAGGTCGATGGCCAGGGGGCCTACAGCAACATCCCTCGCCAGGAGCTCAAGGCCAGGGCTTCGGGTCTGGCCGGCGCGTCGATGGAGAGCGTCAACGCCGCGGTCGCCGGCTCCAACAAGGAGCAGATGGACCGCATGGAGGCTGAGACGCGTGCGCTGAGGGCGCACTCGGAGAACACCCTGGCCCTCGCGCAGGCGGGGGAGGCTGGCGCGAATACCGCGGCAAAGGTCCAGGAGACCGCGAAGCTCAAGGAGAACTACGACAACGACAAGTTCGTCGCGACCACGCCCAATGCGGTGCTTTATCCCGACGAGTACAACACCCGGCTGAACCAGGGCGCGATGGTCAACGGGAAGTACATGAGCAGCGAGCAGACCGTCGATCCGCAGGAACTGGTGGCGCTGCACAAGCAGACCAGCATCTACGGGGACCTCGCCACCGCCGCGCGCAAGGAGTGGCAGGGCAGTCAATGGAAGCTGAACAACATCATCCAGATCGGCAAGACCGGGAAGACGCGCCCCGACGGCCAGCCGGAGTACGGGTTTGGCGTCCGCGGCCCTGACGGTCAGATCGTCGGCTACTCTCAGTCCCTGGCAAGTGCAGAGAATGCCGCCTACCACATCAAGGAATACGGCGGTGATCCCAGGAAGGCCGCCGCCGTCATCAACGCCTACTTCGCGCAGCACCCCGAGGCGAAGGCTGCGGCGAACACCGTAGGTCCGCCGTCAGCCACCCCGGCCCCGAGCGCCGCGCCCGCCGCTGCACGCGCGCCCGCGTCCGCCCCGGCCGCCGCGCCGGCCGCTGCGCCTGCCGCCGCTCCTGCCGCCGCTCCTGCGGCCGCCACGCCAGCGTCACCCCCGGCCGCCGCGAAGGCGGCTGCGGACAAGGCCGTCACAGCTGCACGCGCCGCATCGCCGGCGGCCTCTGCGGGTGTCGGCCTATACGAGAAGGACCCGGCGAAGCGCGCCGCCATGGCCCGGGCGGCCGAGCAGAGCCATCAGGCCGACGTCTTCACCGAGGCGCACGGCTACATCACCAATCCGCGGAACGCGCAGCAGTATGTCGACGACGGCAAGGTTGTCGCCACCTACCGTCAGACCCATCCCGCTGGCCGCCCGCCGCCGGAGATCATCGACAGGATGCACCGGATGGCGCTGTACGATCAGTATCGAGCGACTGCGAATTCCGGTGGGCGCTAAATGGCGACCAGCACCTTCAACCCGGCCGACTATGGTCTGACGCCGGTCAAGCCCGGCGAGTTCACACCGGTCGCCCGGGACTTCCCCGACAAGACGCCGCCGCCCGCGGCTGCGCCGGCTGACGCCGACCGCCATCCCCTCCTGGCCGGACTGAAACATGCTGGAACAGGGCTCACGGTCGGCCTGCCCTACGAGGCCCGCAAGCTCACTGGCCACCTGACGCCAGAGCAGGAGCAGGAAGCCCTCGCCAAGATCGCGGCGTCGAAGGCCGAGGAGGACAAGCTTCTCCCCGGTGGCCCGACCAGCCTGGGCGATATCCACGACCTCGGCGACGTCCTCAAGTTCGGCAAGGAGCAGCTGCTCTACGGTGCCCCACAGATCGCCCCGGCGGTGGTCGGCGGCATCGGCGGCAGCATCCTGGGGGCTGAGGGCGGACCGCTGACGGCGGCGGGCGGCGGTATCGCGGGTGCAGCCATGGGGCTGGGCCTGGGCCTGCCGGGGGCGACCGGGTCCGCGGTGACCGAAGACACCGAGGGCGGCACGAAGCCCCTGACCGACGTCGAGGCCGAGCGTGCGCCGGCTGTCGGCTTGGGCACGGCGACTATCAACGTCTTGCCGACCCGGTTCATTCCGGGCCTCAGCCGGGTGCCGACCCTGCTGGCCCCGCTGGCCAAGGGCATCATCGGCAAGACCGCCCTGCATACCGTCGAGGCTGGCGCGCAGGGCGCGCTGATGGGCGGCGCGCAGTCGGAGTTGACCCGCTACGGCCAGGACAAGGACCTGCTAAGCCCCGAGGCCGGGCAGGAGGCAGGCTCATCTGCGGCGTCGATGGGCGTGCTGGGCGCGATGGCCGGCGCGGTGACCGGGCCATTCGCTAAGGGCAAGGCGAAGGCCAAGCCGGTCACCGAGAAGACCAAGGTCGATCCGATCGCACCGACCGGCCAGTCCGCCGACCTGCTGACCGGGGCGGCCGCGGACAATGCGCCGGCTGCGGACGACCGGGTCGGCGCGGCCAATCCGCCGGACGTCATCCACGGGCAGGCCCCGCCGAAGACCCTGGCCATCACCGACCAGCGGCCCGGCGCGCGGCCGAGCGAGGTCTACGGCCCGGCCATCGCCAGCATCGAGAGCGCCGGCAGCGGCGACTACAAGGCGCTGGGTCCGGTGCTGAAGACCGGCAGCTACGCGGGCGACCGCGCCCACGGCCGCTACGGGATCATGGGCAACAACATCGCGGCGTGGTCCCGCGAGGCGCTGGGCCGCCCGGTGACGCGTGAGGAGTTCGACAACAGTCCCGACATTCAGGACCGCATCTTCGACCACCAGTTCGCCAAGCTGATCCGGCAGTACGGCTCGCCTGAGGAGGCGGCCCGCCACTGGCTGGGCACCGGCAAGCACGACGCGCTGGGGACCACGCCTGACGCGTATGTTCAGAAGTTCCGCACCGCTCTTGGCGGCGCGACCGGCGAGCCGGGTGCGCCGGCTGCGGCCGCGCCGGGCGTCGACACCAGCACCTCGGCGGCCATCGCGCGCAACCCGATCCTGGCGCAGTTGATGGCCCACCTGACCGACGCCGCCGAAGTGCCGGAGGGCGCGCAGCCGCCGCAGACCGTCGTGAAGCTGGCCGCTTCGATC